AGGGGAAATTTATAAATACTTTTAGATAAAAAATGAAGCAGTTAGAGGAGTCAAAATGGCTTTAAGCTTATCATCTCCAGGTATTACAATTAGAGAAGTAGATTTAACTAGAGGTTCAGTTAATGCAACTTCTCCTTTAGCAGCTGGAATTGCAGCACCTTTTGAAAGAGGTCCAGTAGAAGAAGTTGTAACAATTAGATCTGAGAACGATTTAGTAAATGTCTTTGGATCACCATCAAAGAACGATTATCATTACGAATATTGGTACTCAGCATCAAATTTCCTTTCATACGGTGGAAGTCTAAAGGTAGTTAGAGCAGATTCTGACAACCTTAAGAACTCTAATGCCGCAGTTGGTGCTGCTTCAACTAGCACAAAGATCAAAAACTTCGAAGATTATCAGAACGCAATTTCATTCAATTCATATTGGATTTCAAAAAACCCAGGATATTGGGCTGATGGGATCAAAGTATGTGTAATTGATAATTTTGCCGATCAAACTTTCTCTGGAATTAGCACTGCATCAATTACAGTTGGTGCTGGAATTACACAAGCAATTACTGGAGGACACCTGAAGGGTATCGTTTCTGGAATTGGAAACTCTGAGTTCTACGTTAAAGTAACAAATAAAGTTATTGGTGGAGTTGAGACCGATCAGGAATATACTGAAAGGGGAACTTATGCCTTCGGCACTACAAATCCAATCTATATCAATGGATCAATTGGAGTTGGAATTACTGCTGTAACACTCACTCGTGCAGGTTTAAGTACATTCTCTGCTGCATCTGTTGGATCAGGTCAAACTTTAACTACATTAAACGTAGTAGGAACAACAACTGTCGATATGGCAGGATCTGAAGTTTTTGCTTCTGGTAATAGCATACTATACGTCCAGAGCAGCACTGGAATTACTGCTTCCAGCTTCTTATTAATTGATAATGAGATAGTTGATGTAACTAATGTTTCTGGTACTGAACTTACTGTAACAAGAGGTTCATTTGGAACAGTAGCAGCAAATCATAATGACGGATCTACCATCAAGATTTTAACATCTCTACCCGCAAACGTAACTGCTTCTGCAGGCATTTCTAGCACTGCGACAAGTTTACAGTTAAACTCACTTGGCAGTGTAAGTGCTGGAGATTATTTAATCAACCCAGCAAGTAATGAGATAATGTCTGTCACTGGAGTTTCTAACTCCGGAACAATTCAACCATCTACAGTGTCTGATTGGTACAATCAGCAGTATGTTTTAAATACTGCAAATGGTGATAGACAGACAATTCTCTGGAAGTCAATTGCTTCTAAGCCAAGGACAAATCAATATGTAACCTCTAGGGGAGGAAGCAACGATGCTATGCACGTTGCCATTATTGATAACACAAGAGCATCTAACTTTGCAGGAAATCCACAGCAAATTTTAGAAATCTTCAGAAACTTATCAAAAGCAACTGATGCTGAAGTTAGTCCCTCAGAAAAGATTTACTATAAGGATTACCTTGCACTGAACTCCAGATATGTTTATGCAGGTTCTGTAATGGGAACTGATGCTTATTGGGGAGTTTCTGAAGTTGCTTCCAATTTCTCTTCAGGATTTACTCCAGTTTCCACAGGAGTAAATGGATGGGGACAAGAATCTAATGAGGTTCATTTCAACTCTGTCGGAAATGTTTCCTTCACCATAACAGGTGGTAAAGATTATAGTGGTGAATCAAACATTGGAGGTTTCTCTGCTTCATTAAGTGACATCACAGATGCCCTAGATAAACTCTCCAACCCAACTGAAGTAGAACTAAACTTCCTCCTCCAGGGAAGTGCTTCAGGTTCTGTAGAAACAGAACAAGCAAAGGCAAATTATTTAATCTCACTTGCAGAAAATAGAAAGGATTGCCTGGCATTTATTTCTCCCTACAGATCAGCAACTGTAAATGTTGCGATTGAATCCAATAAACTGAATAATGTTCTTTCGTTCTTCACTCCATTATCATCATCCTCATACGCAGTATTTGATTCTGGATATCAATACATCTATGACAGATTTAACAAGCAATATGTTTATATTCCTTGTTCTGCAGATGTTGCTGGACTTTGTGTAAGAACTGATATTAATCAGTTCCCTTGGTACTCACCAGCAGGAAAGGTTAGAGGAACCTTCAAGAACACTATTAAACTTTCCTACAACCCAGATCAAGATGATCGTGATGAACTCTATTCAAACAGAGTAAATCCAGTAATCACCTATCCTGGTTCGGGAACAATTCTCTTCGGAGATAAAACTGCCCTTGGATACCCTTCAGCATTCGATAGAATTAACGTTCGTAGATTATTCATCACAATCGAACAAGCAATTAGAGGTGCCGCAGACGATCAACTGTTCGAATTCAACGATGCCTCAACGAGAGCAAACTTCATCAATATCGTTGAACCATATTTGAGAGACGTTCAAGCAAAGCGTGGAATTACTGATTTCTTACTTGTTTGTGACGAAACTAACAATACCCCTGCAGTAATTGACAGAAATGAGTTTATTGCAGATATATATGTAAAACCTGCCCGTTCTATCAACTTTATTGGTCTGACATTTGTTGCGACTAGAACTGGTGTTTCGTTTGAAACTGTCGTCGGAACCGTTTAATTTAAAGGAGAAGAACAATGCCATCATTTTCAGATAGAACTATTGATAGATTTAAAAAACAATTAACTGGTGGAGGTGCTCGCAGTAACTTATTTGAGGTAAGTTTTGGTGATTCATTTGATTCTGGAAAATTTGATTTTCCAGGAGATATTGGATCTGTAGAGGCATCTCACAACATGTTAATTAAAACTGCGGGACTTCCAGCCTCTACTATCTCAGAAATTCCAGTTCCATTTAGAGGAAGAACTCTAAAAATTGCTGGAGACAGAACATTTGACGTTTGGTCAATTACAGTTATCAATGATACTGATTTCAAATGGAGAAATATTTTTGAAAGATGGATGAATTATATTGTTAAAGTTTCTGATGGAAGTGGTTCCATTAATCCTAATGACTATCAAGTAAATGCAATAGTATCTCAACTTTCTAGAGGTCCAGGTTCTGCATTATCTACAGCAGGAAATACTAATAGCACTAAAATTGAATCTTTAAGATCATATAAACTGTGTGGATTATTCCCAACTAATGTATCTCAAATTGAGCTTTCTTACAATAATGAAAATGAAATTGAAGAATTCACCGTAGATCTTCAAGTTCAGTGGTGGGAAGCATATGATGGAACTAACTCCGGACAAGTAATCTAAATAGTAGTAAGATTTAATTTTATAATATGACAAGATTATTTGGATTCTCGATAGAGGACGATAATAAATTACCAAAGAATGCAGTCTCCCCCGTCCCCAAAAATAATGAGGACGGGGCAGATTATTATTTGACTAGTGGTTTTTATGGTCAATATGTAGATATTGAAGGTGTATTCAGAAATGAATACGATTTAATTAAGAGATACCGTGAGATGGCACTTCACCCAGAGTGTGATAGTGCTATCGAGAACGTTGTGAATGAAGCAATTGTAAGTGATCTAAATGATTCCCCTGTTGAAATTGAGCTCAGCAATCTAAATGCTAGTGATGGCCTCAAAAAAATTATTAGAGAAGAGTTTAAGTATATTAAGGATTTACTAGACTTTGATAAGAAGTCTCACGAAATATTCAAGAATTGGTACGTTGACGGAAGATTATTATATCACAAAGTAATTGATCTGCAGAAACCTCACGAAGGAATTCAAGATTTACGATACATTGATGCACTTAAAACAAGATTTATCAGGCAGCAAAAGAAAGATAAATCTCAAATGAATTTGGGTGGGAATTACCTCAATAATATTGATCCGAGCAATCCCAAATCATTCCAAGAACCAGAAATCGACGAGTATTTTATATACTATCCACAGGGAACTATTCAGAAAGTAGGTTCTACTAATAGAGGTATTAAGATCGCAAAGGATTCGATTACCTATGTAACATCTGGTCTTGTTGATAGGAACAGGCAACTTACTCTATCCTATCTTCATAAAGCAATTAAGTCACTCAATCAATTACGAATGATTGAGGATGCTCTTGTAATCTATAGACTATCTCGTGCTCCAGAACGTAGAATTTTCTACATTGATGTGGGCAATCTTCCTAAGGTAAAGGCAGAGCAATATCTTCGTGATGTTATGAACAGGTATAGAAATAAACTTGTTTATGATGCTAACACTGGTGAAATGCGTGATGACAAGAAGTTTATGTCTATGATGGAAGACTTCTGGTTGCCTCGTAGAGAAGGTGGAAGAGGAACTGAAATCACCACACTTCCTGGAGGTCAAAACCTAGGGGAACTCACAGATGTTCAATATTTCCAAAAGAAACTCTTCAGAGCATTAAATGTTCCGGAATCAAGAACTGCCTCTGATGGTGGGTTCAATTTAGGTAGATCTTCAGAGATCCTACGTGATGAATTAATGTTTGGTAAGTTTGTAGGAAGATTGAGAAAGAGATTTAGTAATCTGTTTCACGATCTCCTTAAGACACAATTAATTCTAAAGAATATCGTAACTCCAGAAGATTGGGAGTTGATGAGTGATCATATTCAATATGATTACTTATATGACGGACATTTTTCTGAATTGAAAGATACAGAATTGATGAACGAAAGATTGAACTTGATGGTAGCAATTCAACCATATATCGGAACATATTACTCCCAAGATTATGTCAGACGTAAGATACTTCGTCAAACCGACCAAGAGATCGTAGATGAAAATGAACTGATGAAGAAGGAAATTGACGAAGGATTGTACCCAGATCCAAAACTTGCTCCTCCTATTGGTCCAGATGGGCAACCAATGATCCCTGGTTCAGATGGGCAAATGCTGGGACAAGTTCCTATGGAACCTCAAGTATCTGCAGACAAGGATATGAAGATAAATGCCAAGGCAGCAGAGATATAAATAAATTATACATTTGAGGTCATTTATGGAATCTAGTCAGGAATTGATGGATATTATTTTATCCGATAATTCGTCAGAAGAAATTTCAGATAAGATAAAAGAAATTCTATTCACGAAATCTAGTGAGAATATTGATAGTGTAACCCCATACATTGCTCAATCATTATTCGGAACACAAGTAGAAGAGGAGTGATAAGTGGAAGAAATCAATGTCGAACTACTTGATTTTTTCAAAGCAGTAAAATCGGAAAAAAAGGAAAAGAAAGATAAGATAGATTCTATCATCGGGAATTCCTTTTTTGAAGATTTTGTAAAGCCATTATCGGAAGAAGTTAAAGCAAAAGAAACTAAAATTGCTCCAAAAAAATCCAAAAAACCAATTCAAGTAAAGGAAGAAGTTAAAGAGGATTTAATTGAAAAGTCTTTAGGACTTCTTTCAGAACCTTCAAATACTAAACAACAAAAAGATCCACTTACTCCATTAGACCAAAAGTTCGCAACACTTGATGATTTACAAAAACATTACAGTACTTTCCTTTCTCGTATTCAACAACAACTCTCCACATTAGGTGGAGGTGGAGAAACCAGATTAAGATACTTAGATGATATTGTAGGTATTGCAACTAATTCTGGTGCTTATAATAATAAATTTTTACAGTGGAATTCTATAACAAATAAAGCAGAGTTTGTTGACCCAAATGATGTTGGTGGAACAACAATAGTCAATATTAGTGGAACTACTAACTACTATCAGGCATCAAATGTTGATGATTATATTGGAGTGAGTGCTGATGTTCCAGTAACAATTGTATTGCCACAAATTCCTTCCTATGGTAAGAAGTTAATTGTAAAAGACGAAGGTAATAAAATTGCTACATACAATATAACAGTCCAGGCAGGTGCTGGAACAAGTGTAGAGAATGATAGTTCAGTTATTATGACTACCAATCATCAAAGTTTTACTTATTTTTACAATGGAAACAATTGGTTCTTAATCTAATATGTCTTATAATCCCCTTCCACAACCAGCAACTTCTGTAGTTCTTACAGGTGCAGGAACATCAGTAGTAACATTTGATAATCCATTTCCAGTATCTCTTGGAAGTTCTAGTATTACTATTAATGGTGATATTACTATACCAACAACTGTAAGTGTCGCAAGTTCTGCTGCAAATCCAGTTCATACTCATATTACTGAAATTGGTTCAAGTGGTCTTTTAGAAGACGAAGGTATTCCATATATGCCTATTGGTATTGGAACTGCACAAAATCTAAATCTTTCATATCTTCCGGTTGGCATTTCCACATTACTGAATACTGTAAGTATTGGAAATACCGTATCAATTTCCAATACTTCTTTTTATATAACCAATCCAGTCACATCAGTAACTGTAGGTGGAACTGTATCAATAGGAAATACTGTATCAATTTCTAATACAAGTTTTTATATAACCAATCCAGTCACATCAGTCGCAGTATCAGGTATTGGTTCTACTGTTACAGTTCAAGGAACAGTAGGA